CCTTGCGAGGGATACCCCAAGTGGAAGAGATAGTGATGGGCAAACCCTTTCTATCTACCGTACAAATTGTATGGCTAACTTTACTAGCTCAAGGCTAGGTCTCGTAAATGCTACGGGTACTAGCTATGACGCTTTATTCCTTAAGACGTTTTCAGGAGAAGTTCTGTCTTCGTTCAAAGCAGCGACTGTATTCGAGAAGCTGCATAATGTGCGTACAATAGCATCAGGGAAAAGCAGTCAGTTTCCAATAATTGGGAATTCTTCAACTTCGTATCACACGCCTGGCACCCAACTGACAGGCAACGCTATCAAGCACGCCGAAGTAACCATCAACATTGATGACAAGCTTGTATCAAACGTATTCATCGCAGACGTAGATGAAGCCAAGAACCACTACGACGTGCGTAGTCAGTACTCCATCGAGATGGGCACGGCTCTTGCAAATACATTTGACAAGAACGTAGCAGCTACTATTGCTCAAGCAGCAAGAACCAGCACTAACGCTAATACCGATCTTCCTGGTGGTACTCGTATCAAGATTGTTGCTGCTAACAAAGCAGCCATCACTGGTGCGAACTTGGTATCTGCAATGTGGGCAGCAGCCGAGAAGTTTGATATAAACAACGTCCCTGAGAATGATAGGTATATCGTTCTTGGCCCAACTGAGTACTACAAGTTAGCTCAGACAACAGACGTACTCAACAGAGACTGGGGTGGTTCTGGAGCATACGCAGATGGAACAGTCTTGAAGGTAGCTGGTATCAGCATCGTCAAGTCTAACCACTTGCCAACTACAAACCGTTCTGCTGTGACTGGCGAGAACAACACATACCATGCTAACTACACAGACAGCGTTGGACTTGTATTTAACAAGCAAGCTGTTGGTACTGTTAAGTTAATGGACTTGAAGATGGAGCAGACAGGCTCAGATGTTCATGCGTTATGGCAGGGAACATTTATGGTCGGATCAATGATGCACGGAACAGGCGTTCTACGTCCAGACTGTGCTATCGAAGTTTACTGGGCAACCAGCTAACATCACACACTATGGGGGCTTCGTGCCCCCTTCTTTCTTATGGGCCTTAACTTAACAACAGAGTTAGAAGCAGTTAACAGAGTCCTGCGAATGATGGGTGAAGCACCTGTCAACAGTCTTGAAGGTCAATTCGGATTGGCTAGACAAGCACATGATTCTTTAAAAGAAACCAGCAGAACAATTCAATCAGAGGGGTGGTCATTTAATACTGACTACGAAAGAACTCTTGTAAGAACGGCTGGTACTAACGAGATTCAATTAAGTTCAGATATAAGCAGAGTTAAGATTGATCCTTATGAATACCCAGATAATGAGGTAGTACAAAGAGGATTGAAGTTATACGACAGGAGAAAGAATACTTCTGTGTTTGAAGAAGACTTAACAGCAGACGTGACATATATCCTTGGATGGACTGACCTACCTGAACATGCCCGTCAATACATCATGGTCAAAGCAGGCAGACAACTCCAGGACCAGATACTAGGTAGTGCAGACTTAACGCAAATCAACCTGACAATGGAAGCAGAAGCTAAGACCTTGTTCATGGAAGAAGAAAACAATGCAGGAGATCACAATATGATCAGAGGGAATCCTAACCACACAGGAGTATTCCGAACCTATCAACCAAGTCGTACTGTTCTTAGGTAGTCATGCCTCTAATTAGTTCTTCAATACCAAACCTTATCAACGGGGTAAGCCAACAACCTCCTGCTCTGCGACTAGCATCTCAAGCAGAAGCTGTTATCAATTGCCTGCCTAGCCCAGTCGAAGGGCTAAAGAAAAGGCCACCACTGCATCACGTAGCAAAACTATTTAATGGTAGTGCTGGAAGTAAACGACCTTTTATACAATTAGTCGAAAGAGATGGAGGTATTAGTTATATAATAATCATTCAAGATGGTGCAATAAAAGTAGTAGACCTACCAAGCGGAACACTGTTCACGCCAACAGGTCACGCTACTGATTTTAATTACTTAGACATAACAGGTGTACCTTCTGAAAGGTTCAGGATTGCATCAATTGCTGACTACACTTTCATAGTTAATAGAGAAAAGAAAGTTCAAATGTCAGATGCGTTGTCGCCTGTATGGGGAACAACGACGAGTGAACCTTCTTCAATGATATTTATAAAAGCTGCAAATTACGATACAGAGTACAGCGTGACATTAGGTGGAGTCACTAAAACCTACAGGACCGACCCTGCTGGTGGACATGATCTTGAAGGAACTTTCAGTCAATCAGGTAACAGTTCTACCGTTAGTGTTTCGATTAATAGTCATGGCTTAATTGCTGGTGATAAGTTACAAATATCATTTAAAGATCCAGCCTCAGAAGCAGTAGCAGGAACCTACACAGTTACTGGTGTCGGCTCTGGTGGTAATGACTTTACTTATACTGCTGCATCTCAAAACAATTCGTCGGTCAACAGTGGTAACTGCACTGTTACTACCATGAAGAAGTTATCAACAATAGATATTGCAGATAAATTAGCAGATCAATTAGATACTATTAGTGGTTATAGCGTTAACAATGACGACTATATAATTAAAATAATAAAGAATGATTTAGCTGACTACGATGTATCAAGTAAGGATACAGGTAGTGGTGATGGCACAAAGACGATTAAGACAGTAGTTGATGACTTAAACGATCTACCAACCAAGGCGTACGAAGGATTTATAGTAAAAGTTCAAGGGTCACAAGCTTCAGAATATGATGATTACTATGTACGATTTACTTTAAACAAAGCAAATCAAACAATAGGAACATACGGAGATGGGGTATGGAAAGAGACAGTAGCCCCAGGAATTAAATATAGATTTGATGAGACAACAATGCCTCATGTATTAATTAGAAATGTAGCAACTGATGGCACTGTAAGTTTTCAGTTTCAAAGATATTTAAGCGAGCAATCTAACGGAACGTATGTGCAATCTGGAACTGCGGTAACTGTTTCTAAAACTGCTCACGGCTTAAGCAATGGAGAGGAGTTATTTATTCTGCCTACTAGCGGAAGTGGAATACCAATAACAACTAAGATTACTGTCAACAGTGTTTCAGCAAACACCTTTAGCTATACAGCAACTAATAGTGCAACCACTAGCGGCAATGTTTCTTATGGCTATACATGGTCAGGTCGTATAGCTGGTGACGAGAAGACAGCGTTAGAGCCTTCCTTTGTTGGAACTTATATTGAAAACTTAAACTTCTTTCGTAACAGGTTAGTTTTACTAGCTGATGAAAGTGCAATCCTTTCTGCTGCTGGTGCTGACTACGGAAGATTTTTCCCTGAAACTGTTCAGACATTAATAGATAGCGACCCTGTTGATCTCTCTTGTGGTGGCACATCTATTAACTTGCTTGTCTCTAGTGTCGCTTTCGCTAATACCTTATTGCTTTTCAGTAGGCACTCTCAATTTAGATTAGATTCAGGTACTAATGTTGGAAGTGCTATCTCTCCTAAAACGGCTGGTATAGCACAGATGACAAACTTTGAAATGGATACATCTGTCGATCCGATAGCAGTTGGACGTAATACTTATTTTCCTATACCTAAAGGAAATTTCAGTGGAGTACGAGAGTTCTTCCTGCCTGATTCAAGTGGTTCAGTTCCTTTGTCTGAAGATGTAACTGCATCAATACCTAGATTTATCCCTAGCAATCTTTGTAACTTCACATCCTGTGTCGCAGAAGATGCGATGGTCGTTATCAGTAAAGATCAACCTAAAAGAATATATCTTTATAAGTTCTTCTTTGAAGAAGATACAAAGCTTCAGTCGGCTTGGTCTTACTGGGAAGTCAAAGGAAGTAAATCTATCCTTGGAGGTGGAGTTAAGGGTAGTGATCTCTTTGCTATTGTTGAATACTCTGATGGTGTTTACTTAGAGAGAGTTTCATTAAGACCAGAACAAGTAGATGCAGGCACAGAGATAGAAATCCTTTTAGATAGAAAAACAACAGAAGCTGGTTGCACAACATCTCTTATTAACTCAGGAGCATTAGGAGTACAAACTGAAATAACACTTCCTTACCCTATTTCTACAACTTTCAACTCTAAAAATATGGCAGTTGTTGGAAGATATACAGATGCAAATAACGATGGAGTTAACGACACTACAACAATTAACCACGGACAAGTCGTATTTCCTTTAACTGGTACTGAAACAAATGCTAGTGGAAATGGAAAGCTAACTGTCCCAGGTGATCTAAGTGGAGCTAAGTTTTATGTCGGAGAAATCTACGATATGACTTACGAGTTCAGTACTCCATACATAAAAGAACAGCCTGCTGGTGGCGGTGTTGCATTAGCAGCAGGACCGAAATTACAGATGAGAACGTGGACTGTAATCTTTGATGAGTCCTCGGCTTTTGAATTAAAAGTTACTCCTGCAAGTAGAGACACAAACACTTATCCATACAACGGAATCATCGTTGGTGAAGCTCCACCAGCAATAGGCGCACCTTCAGTTCTTACAGGATCTTTCCGTGTTCCTGTGATGACTAGCAATATAGATACTAAGATAGAAATATCCTCTACAAGTCCACTACCTTGTCGATTCCAATCAGCCGAATGGGAAGGGTTCTATCATACAAGAGCGAAAAGGCAGTAGCTTGTCAACGACGTACAGAATTAGAAGATATTAGAATTATTGGTGAGAACATGAGAGATGAGGATATAGCTGAGATTAAGGCACAGTCAGGGTTAGATCCTGTGGCTAGTCTGTTCTACTGTTTCTTTAAGAGTAACCCCTGTATGACTATGGTTAGCAGGCATGGACACCCAATGGGCATGTGGGGTGTAGTACCTGAATCAGAGACATCTGGTCGTATATGGATGTTGGGTTGTCAGTCAATGTTGGATGATCCAAGTGACAAGCGTACATTTCTAAGAAGATCTAAAGTAGAACTAGACAAGATTATTCAGAAGTATCCTGTATTATTTAATGTAGTAGATGCTAGAAACAAAGTTCATGTCAGATGGCTTCAATGGATGGGATTTACATTCATTAAAAAGCACTCAGAA